TCGTACAATCGTATTACATTTTCGTACATTACAAGCGTGTGTCACAAAGCAGTCATGTATAGTAGCCAAGTCAAAGTCAACCTCATTAGCTACTTGATGGACAATACAAGCGTCCAGACTGTGGATAAAGTTAGCAGTCACTGCGTTGCCTTGTCCCTTCGGGTCGATCTTATCTTCCATTTCATCTACTTGTATAGCGACGCTCAAGTTTTGAAAGACAGATTGTACCTCTAACTTCTTTTTATATTTACGGTAGCTTTGTACTACTTTAAATCCAGTAGGTGTTGTCCAAGTAACAGCAGTATCGTACCCTAAAGCTCGTACATTTTCACGCAGGAATGTCATTACTTTATTTACTGGACGACATACTTGATTAGCTAATCGGTTAACGATCTTACTCACCCATATAACAGAGGTAAGCATCTCTCCTGTACTTGTCCATGGATGATTGATGCCTATGCTTTTAAATAAATCCTGTACCAAGTTATAGTGGGTAGCACCGTACGGTCTGTTCATCACTGCTAACTTAGCTAACTTACGAGAGAATCCATACTGCATCCAAGTCTGTGCCAGTGGTCCACCGTCCTTCTTAAGTTCATCGTACACCATGTCACTAAACTCTGTGTACATATCATTAGCTTGGTCCTCTTCTACCAGGTTGCACATCCGTCCAGTCTCTTTGTCTCGTAATAACAACGATAGTATCTGCATACCATTGTTACTACAGTCCTGACGCACAGGTAGATAGCTGACATATCCGTATCCCTCTTCCATGTACTTCTTAAACTCTAAACAGAATCTCAGGAAACAGAACGGATCACTAGCTTCCGTCCACCAATCAGTACCGTGTGGATCATTCGCTGCTTCCAATATAAACTTCTGTCGCTTACCTATCCACTCAAGTCGTTCCTCTCGTGTACCTTTTACTCCCCACATGTTAGCACCGTGGACAAGTACCGCCTCTAGGTCCTCTTCATCCACCACTTGTTGACCATTCTTAAAGTCTAACAAACTCTTAGCTAGATCAGAACCCTGTGGATGTAAGTAGTAGGGAATAGCGTACACTCTACCCCTGTAATCACATCGATACGGAAAGTACAGCTTGTCCCAAGTCTTATATATCTTAGCTAGGTGTAGAATCCTACAAGTCTGATACCGCTTGCTGTTGTTAGCATCGTTAGCTTGTTTAATATCTTTTTGTTTTAACTTCCAAGCTCGTAACTCATGCGGACAATCACCAGTGTATCTCGGTTGCTCTGGTATCGTGCCAAAGTTAGGTATGTTTCCAACAACACGCTCAAGTTCCCAACACCTAAGCACGATGTCTAACATATCCGTATTGATCTGCCACTCTACCTTTTGCAATTTGCTACACGCAGACATCGCATGGTGATAACTCTTCTCGTAATCTTGAAACCACTCGACAGGTTTACCAGTTATAAACTTCTGTGGAGGCAAGTGCTTAACACTGTACCCACCACCTACTAGTCCGTACCAATCTACTGGACGGTCAGGTAATGCCATCTTAAATACACGAGTAGTCTCTTTCCACGCATCAAACCTCTGTATCCAATCTTTAAATTGTGAGGTAGGTAAGACTAAGCGTTCCGGTTTGTGTCCCTTCTGTCCACCTGTATTAAATCCGATCTCCCAAAGCCCTGTCTCTATTCTTATCTCCTCCAACAACCAAGCACCAAGTGCTGTCTTACATTTAGAATCCCACAGCGTGAACCGTTCCTCCTCATAGTCGTAGAACTGCTTCAACTTCATTGCCTTTGACCGATCATCCAGTGCTAACAAATCAAGCTTGTTCGGGTGCATGGTCTCTAGTGCTTTGTCCCACCTCGCTTGGTTCTCAAATGCTTTGCCTATCTTGTACGCCATCCGACCAACAGGTAAATTAAATTGGAGGTTATCAAGGAATGTTTGCAATGCTGACGCTGCGACTTGGTACGGACACATGTCTAATATAAAGGTAAGGAACAGCGGTGTTGTGTGCTCGGTATTACCCCCAAATGTGTACATGAAATCTTCTACCTTTTTACCTAGCTTTGGAGCCATCACTCGTAACATACGCTTACTAGCATCTGTCTTACTACACTCACCTTCTGCTCTCAGCTTTGCTTGTCGGTTACGATATTGAGCCCGTCCCCACTCACGCATCCGCCACACATGACCACGCTTCTGTTCCTCTTCACTCATAAGTTCTCAAACCAATCAAAGTTTCCTTTTGGCTTCATCCTTGGCTTGTTAGAACGGATAGCAATCAATCGTCCGTCTTCAGTCCGTTTATATGTGCCGTCTTTGTTCCGTTCGAACCCGTAAATCTCAGTCATCATCCAAAACTGTTGGAAGCCATCGTTAATAGCTTTGTGATCCACCTCGCTGTAGTTTATATCGTGGCGAGCACAACCTTGGACTAAGTGATTCTCAGGGTACATCTCGGTTAATTAACTCCTGTCTAAGAATGTCTGCTTCAGCCTCCCAGAATAAATCACTTGAGGTGGTGCTCGATGTCGTGGAACTTGAGCTTTTGTTCGTCACAGTAGTCCCTTTGATCGTCCTCATTATCCATTTCACGGAGGTTATTAATATGTTCTTCAAGTTCTTCATCAAGTTCATCATCGTATGGGTTGTAGCGGTTAAGCCAGTTGTCGTAATTAACGCCTCTCATCTGCTTCTCTCTCAATCTTGTTTTGGTAGTCGAGATAGTGCTGAAGGGACAGGTAAAGGTCAAGCCATCTTCCGTCCAAAGTTCTGTTCATATCGTTATTAAAAATGTGGAACATCAGTTCCTCGGTCATGTCAATAGGGTCAAGTAATAGTTCAGTTTTCATAGTTCTATCCTTTCGTAATCGGATGTATTGGTGGACAGGTAAGCACCTGCTTCGGTTGTAGAGTAGGCAGTCAATCGCCAAGTGTCATCTTCTTGCCACACATTTATGTCGATGTAACCATCAGGTGTTTTAATACTACTCCACCAATCATCATCGGTAGCTGTGTTAATGTAGTTGTGAGCCAAAGCTCGTGCTTCTTGTTTTTGTTTCTCGGTTAGTTTCATAGGTATTTAATCTCGGTAAAGCACTGCGATACCAATAAGTATAAAAAAGCAGATGCAGAAGAATGTTAAGGTTGTCATTTGATATGTTATCACTCTTTATTCCAATCGATTAACTTCTCTTTGCAGTAGAAGTCTATAAAGTCAGTGTGAAAGTCATCAACCAACCAGCTCAATTGCTCTTCGGTTGCGTCCTTAAAGTTATCTTTAATAAGTTTACGGATAAGTAAATCTAGTGTTTGTTCTTCTTGTTCTTTGTTCATAGTAGTAGTATTATTCATTAGTAGTATTGGTTCTATTGTTCGCTTCGCTCTCAGCGTCCGCTTTCAGCGTCCTGTTAAGTAGCTCGTCTTGCAGTTCAATCAATCGATCACGGACAGTTAAGTTGTCAGGTAGTTTCTGAGCCACGGACAGGTAATGATCGATCAGCGTTTGCAAACTCGGTTCATCAAGCGTGGAAAGATCGGATGGGTTGGTAGAGGTCATCAGTCAAGAGCAGGTAAGTAATCCAAGACATTGTCAAACTTGTCTCTAAGGTCATCTAACAATTCGTTTTGATCGGCATAGCAATCTGATATTTCACCCTTTCTAAGGTCAACAATATCAAAGTATATGTCTGCAAGTTTCTCGTGTATTTGTTTTAATTCTTCAGTAGTCATTATTTATTAGTAGTAGGTTCGGTTAAACATTCTGGACAGGTACTTTGACCTTCCATCTTATAGTTTGTCAATCCGCATTTATCGCAAGGCTTCGCCTCGCTCTTAACGCCATTGCTCGCTTCGCTCATCAATAGCTCATTATCACAAGCATGGACAGGTACTTTTCTTTTAAGTTCTTTAAGAACAGCCTTGAACGCTTCAAACGCTTCCTCTTTACTCGCACAGCTACCTCTATACTGACGATAGTCACGGCACTGCCAAACAAGCCTTGGAACTGTCGAATATCGCTCCGAATCTATGTAGTAAAAAAAAGCAACTCTGTTTCCGTTGTGATCGGTTAGGTATTCGGTTACTGACATGATAACACCTCTTCTGCTTTCTTATCCCATATCTTATTAAATAAAGCCATGATTTCGTTTGTTTCCTCAGTTGTATAAATATTCGCTTGGTGCATAGCTAAGGCTACTGTACTTTGTACGCCCAAATGAGGTTCAAACATAGCTTTTAATTTAGGGTTCGATTTAGCCTGTTTACTTCTCTTATCAAATTCGTCTAGGTAGCTCACCCTTGAATATCCTCCGTTACTTCGCCATCTTCATGTACAACTCGGAACCAAACCTCACTTAAATTTTGGCTCGTCAGTTCAGTAGCTGATGAATCATCGCAATCGTTAAGGAACTCTACTAAATCGTCAATAGACTCTCCTATAAACTTCCATTTGTCACTTGGTGAGCAATCGTTTCTATCTACTTGGTTTATGAATCCGTATTCTATTTTCATTTTGTAAGGTCAGGTAAGGTTAGTAACTAAATCAGATGTAATGTCGCTATGGTATTCCATGCAAACAAGTTCAAGATCATCAACGGATAACTTTGCAAGCTTGTCGTATACTTTCTGCGGACAATCCGTCCAAGTATCCTTTGCAATCATCCATCCAAGTTCAAGTAAGTAGGGAATAAGGTTTTTATGTTCTATGTAAGTATTCATTTGTAAGGTCAGGTAAGGATTAGGAATTGTAAGCTTGCTTGAATTGTTTGGTTCTACCATCTATGCAAGTTGAATCAAATATATCCGTGGTATACCATCCAGCTTCCATGTAAGCCTGTTGAAAGTCACAAGCTATCTTTTCCGCTGTATACCAATCGCTAGAAGTACCTATTAAATATCTTCTGCCTTTGTA